TAGAAGATGCAAACCATTATATCAGTGATTGGGGTGTAATTGAGGCTAACACGAGGGTTTATGTCGAAGAGATGGGTACTTTCCCCAACCCTGAGCCAATATTTAAACTCATGGCTACTCTTAGGTCAGGTACAGGGGTTCCGTGCCGTTTTATCGCGACAGCCAATCCCGGTGGACCGGGGCATTCGTGGATCAAAGCGAGATATATTGATCCATCTCCCACAGGAATGAAAATATTACCAACCAAGTTTGTAAATCCGTTCACTAAGGATGAAATATTTAAAGAACGAATTTTTATACCTTCTAAGATTACTGATAATCCTTATACTAATACACCAGCTTATATTGGTAATCTTTATTTATCTGGAAACGCAGAACTTGTCAAAGCATGGTTGATGGGTGATTGGAATGTAATGCTTGGAGCATTCTTTCCTGAGTTTGATACGAGGAAGCATGTCATCAGAACTTTTAAAATCCCTCGCCATTGGACAAGATTCATGTCAATGGATTGGGGCACTGCCACTCCATTTTCTATTGGATGGTGGGCCGTCGTACCTGATGAGTTTGACGCCGGATTGGAGATATATCCAGATCAATGGCAGTTTTTTGAAGGACAATCTAACATCACAGGAATTACCCGTTTACCGAAAGGCGCAATTATACGCTATAGAGAATGGTATGGTAGCCGAGGAGCCGAGCTATCTACTTTATCGACTACTGAAAATATGAATGTCGGTCTCAAGATGACGGCAGAAGAAGTAGCTATGGGGATTGTAGAACGCGAAGCAACGGAGCCAAAAAATGAATATGGTCGCTCCAAAATTGCATACCGTGTAGCTGATCCGAAGATGTTTACTTGGGATAGCGGGCCTTCAATTGCTGAAAGAATGTCCGGAAAACCCTATTACGTCAATCTTAATAAAGCCGACAATAAACGGGTGCCGCGTGCAGGTGCAATGGGCGGATGGGACATACTTAGAGCGAGACTTAAAGGAGATGGTATAACCCCCGGTATATTCTTTATGAATTGTTGCCCACATATTATACGTACTCTCCCTATTCTTGAGCACGATCCATTAAAGATGGAAGATGTAAATAGCGACTCAGAAGATCACGCACCGGATGAGACACGTTATGCTTGTATGTCGAGACCATATTCTGCGGTAACAGCCGTAGATAAGATAAGACGTACCTTAAGAATGAAAGACAATACAATAGGTATGTTTGATCTTTTAGAAGACATAAAAGAGTCAAAGAAAATAAATAGCGCTCGTATTCAATAGTTAAGTGTAGTGAGCGAAGTAAATGTACGAAAATAATAATTTAAATAAAATGATAATAGATATGCTGATGAGGGCTCCATCAGATAGTTATACTAATAAACCTTTAGATAATGAGCGTAATGATGAATGGAGTAGATTATTAGAAATGATTAATCCCGCACCTCCACAGTTTGCTCCGGATTACCCTAAGCCATTTAAAGCTCCATTGCCACAAATGTTGCCTAAAGTAAAAGATTTGTAGCATGAAAGATGAATAAATGGCAAAAATAGGCAATTTTAACCTAGAAGACAGTAAATTAATTGAAGAAGCGCAAAAGCAAAGTGCTGCCACTAAAACTTTGATCGAAAGTATATTACCTTTGTTAAATAATACTACTATCCCTAAGAACAATTGGAATACGCAATTACAAGAAGGTGATCCAGGTAGATTTGCTAATCCAAACATGTCTCAATTTGGTAAGCCTAATGTCTGGCAGGAAATGGATGCTCACTCTAAGAAATTAATAGCGGGGGAAAAAGGATTTCAAGCACAAAAAGCTATTCTTAGAGCGCCATACACTATTATCGAAAAACTTATGCAGCATGGATATAGTCCAGGTACAAACGATGTACAGGGGGTAGATAATGCAGCGGCTATATCGACAGCACTAATGGGGACAGGCGCCGCAGCTGGCGGAGTAAGAAGTCTCGATGAATTAGCTGCATTTAAAGGCTCTTTAAAAAGCACTAAACCCTCTTATTGGACACAGGATAAGGTGGATAGGTTAAAAGCAATAGATAAAAGATTAGAAGGACAACCCACAAAGAAAGTACTGTCTGAATTTAGAGCACAACATCCAGATTATTCTAGTGGGGATGACGCACTAAAAACTATGTTATATAGAACTAGAAATTGGAGTGGGCTTAATAAAGAAACAGGCGTAGCTGCTGCCCCTAATCCGTCTATAGGTGCTCCGGGTAGCGCGGGGGGAGCATTTGCTAAGCAACCAGGTAAGTTTCAATGGACGCCAGAAGCTGAAAACCATTTAATTGGGCTAAATCAAAACTATCCCAAAGGAGCTATGGGTAGAAATAGGATAATAGAAGAAGAATTTAAAAAACAATATCCTAACTATACAGGTAGGTATTCGGACTTATCTAAGATGATATATAAATTTGAAGAAGGTGGGGGAGGAACTACATTAGGTTCCAATTTTGGTAATAAACCTCCTGGAGGGCCTCCTAACCCAAGATTAAATACGGAAAGTCCAGGTGTAGGTATGGGGTGGCTACAAGAAAATCAACCTGTAACGCCAAAATGGTTAGAAGAATGGGCTAAGGATGCCAATGTGCCTATTAATAAAATCAGAGAAGCGAATACAGGCACTAAATATATTAATTTAAAAAATCCACACGGGGGGCCAGAGGTAATTGTAAGGATGCCTACTGATGAAGGTAGGCATATAGCTACTCAGGTTAGGCCAAATGAAATAGGTAGGTTTTTTGATACTGGGACAGGACACTATTTCCCTGGTAAAGGTAATGAAATATTTAATAGACCAGAATCATCGCTAATAAATCAGGGTGGAGTATCATATGCACAACCTCAAGCGCTAGAGGATGCGCTAACTTTAGCCACATCTAGCGCTAGGTACGGGAAAAATTGGTTACGTTCTCCAGATGCAGCGCCTAGATTACCTAATAAGCCTACAGTGGTAGATGCCCCCATTCCTCCCGATCCACGACAGCTTAAATTACTTTCAGGTGGATATACCCCAGCAGATATAATTAACATATTAAGGCAGCAAAATGGCTCCACGCAGTAAACGTATTAATTCTCCTCGTGATGTCGATGCCTCAGAGCATCCAGACGATGGGGGTAAACTTAAACCAGGTCCAGGGCGGGAAAGTTTTAAATTAGCTGCGTTTTGGAAGTCTCAGACTAGTAGTTATGAGCAAGCTACGCGTCGTTGGATGAAGCGGGGGAACGTTGTACTTAAGCGTTTTCGTGATGAACGCAATCGTATGGACGAAGAAGGTCAGCGCCGTATTAACCTTTTTTGGGCTAATTATAAGGTCATGAAGCCTGCTATTTATTCTAAATGTCCTACTCCTATAGTAGATCGTAAATTCTTAGATCGCGATCCTGTTGGTCGTCTATCATCTCAAATTTTAGAACGTACTTTAAGAAATGAATTAGAGACTAGTGGGTATCATAACGCCATTAACATGGCAGTTACAGATAGACTTCTTCCGGGTAAAGGAATTGTTTGGGCGAGATATGTTCCAGAAATAGGAGAAGGTATATCTATTCCAGCTCCTACTATCAATGGAGCTGAGGCAGAGTTATTTAGAATAGGGGAAGACACAGGAGATAAGAAACTCACTGGCGAAGATGATCGGGAAGAATCGCTAGAACAAACTGGAGAACAAGTGCTAGCTGAAAAAGTTGAGATTGATTATGTAGATTGGAGAGATTTTTATTATTTTCCAGCTAAAGCTCGTACTTGGGCAGAGGTTCAAGCGGTACAAAAGAAAATCAGCATATCTAAAAAAGAAGCTATTGAACGCTTTGGCGAAGATATAGGGCGAGCACTTAAACCTGATACTGAACCACAGATATTAGGTATTACTGAGAGGCAATCTTCTGATACAGCCGTTTTTGAAGATTTAAATGATCGTAACATTACTATATATGAGTGCTGGAATAAATCCGATAGACGTGCTTATTGGTATTCTACAGGATATGACTATCTTTGTGATGTAGTAGATGATCCACTAGAATTGACAGGTTTCTTTCCTGTTCCGCCTCCTTTAATGGCTACTACCACTAATGATACTTTAATTCCTGTACCAGATTTTATTGAATGGCAAGACCAAGCTATACAAATAGATGAACTTACTACTCGTATAGCTATGCTCACCAAAGCCTGTAAAGTTGCAGGTGTATATAACTCAGCAAATAGCCAAATTAATAGAATTTTCTCTGAGAGTATAGAAAACGAACTGATCCCTGTTGATCAATGGGCTATGTTTGCAGAGAGCGGGGGCTTAAAAGGAGCTATTGACTTTGTTCCTTTGGATACAATACAGTCTTGCATTGAAACTTTAATGAAAGTTCGCCAACAGGCGATGATAGACTGTGATCAAATTACAGGATTAAGTGATGTTATTAGAGGTACTTCAGATAGTCGCGAGACTTTAGGTGGATTACGGCTAAAGAATAATAATGCTGGTACACGACTTACCGAAAGTCAGGAAGATGTAGCCCGTTTTGCTAGGGATACATTAATCATCATGGCTGAAATAGCTTGTAAGCATTTTTCAGACGAAACACTTATAGAAAGTAGTGGTATCTTATATGAAGACGCCCTACAACCTGATGTAGTATTAAGAGAGATAGAAGAACAAACTAGCGTTGGTAGAAGTACCCTAAAACCCACAGGACAACAAAATACATTATTAGGAATGCCCCAACAACCCCAAACGCAATCGCCAGCCAGCTTAACTCCACAACAGCCTCCTTTGCCGGGCCAAGGCGCTCCACAGGCACCAGGGGCTAATGTTATACCTTTCCCTCAGGGAGGGCAACCCCAGTCACCACAGGCGCCTATGGGCGGTGCGCCTATGATGCCGTCTATACCCATGCCGGTACCGTCACCCCCCGATCCGCAAATATTAATTATGACGAAGGTGACGAAGGCATTAGATTTACTACGCAAAGACGTAAAACGTGGATATCGCATAGATATTGAAACCGATAGTACTGTATTTGGGGATAAACAGCAAGATAGAGAAGATGCTAATGAATTTCTTAATGCACTTGGAAGTTATATGAAACAATTAGAGAATTTAACTAATATTCCTGAAGCTATGCCGTTATTTGCTAAAGCTCTACAGTGGGGAGTGCGACGTTACAGAACAGGTAGAGATTTAGAAGCTGAAATAGATAACTTCTGCCAGATAATGGCTAAGAAATCTAAAGAATTAATAGCTAATCCTCCTCCTGATCCCGATCAAGCTAAAGCTAATGCCGCTATGGAGCAGTCCAAGATGGAAGCTCAGATGCAGGCAGCTAACGACGAAAGGGAAAGTCAGCGTCAAACTATGAACGATCAGCGGGATGCACAAAT